GTGTTCTAGGCTGTCCAAAAAACTGACCTACCTTGTCATTCTTTGAATAGTTGCACCTAGTACATGCAGCCACAAGGTTGTCAGGCTCATCAGTGCCACCTTTGCTTATCGGCATGACGTGGTCAACTGTTGTGGCATTTTCTGATCCGCAGTATTGGCAGCAATAGCCGTCACGTATCAGTATCCGTTCTCTGATCTTGCGCCAAGCCCTAGTGTTTCCACCTGTAGCTCTTGCACTCTTGGTTGACATCAGTGGTATCCATTCTTTAACCAGAAGCGCCAAGCATTGCACATAGATCCGTACCGGTTCTCAATGTATCGCTTCGACCAATCAACCTGCTTGAAACCGTCAAGGTTCTTGTACTTAACATTGCGCATTTGACCAATACCGTAATGACTACCGTTCTTTGCATTTACACGCCAATTACTTTCCTTTGTTATTAGCTTGTAAAAGCACTGATATTGGCTGTCATTTACGATCTGGCTGTGTGCATATAGTTTGATTGCGTCCCGGTAATCGACGCCGTAGGCAGAGCTTTGGCCTGTTACTGCGCTGGCGATTACTGATAACAGAACAGTTTTTTTTATTTTGCTTTTAATGATTAACCTGAAAGAGTCAAAATCATTCTGTCTGTAGGTCATAACTTCTCCTGCGACTTGTATGCTCCAGCGTACACCAGCGAGTCAAGTAGGCCAGAGTTATCCACAGGTTTTGAGCATAGGCTTGGGCGTGTTGTCCACAGGTTATCCACAGGCCTTCTCGCAATTCTCTGAATGGTTTTTGATCGAGACTTGAAGGATAGTTACAGCAACCAACGGCCTTGCGCTGTCAATGTTAAAGGTTTTGCCACAATCGCAGAGGTGTTTAATTACGGTTCTCATTCGTCTCTAACCAAGCTTTCATCAACTAGTTTGACGCCAAATGTGCCACAGCCCGAACATTGGCTGAACCACTCATGAAGCGATAGCTCCGCGCCCTTGGATAGTAAATGCGACCTGCGGCCGTCACCGTAAAGCTTTGCGCAGATCGAGCAATCAAATATGAGTTGCCGCATAGCTGCTCCTTACTAAATCGCCAATCGGATTGAGGCTGTCTTGATTGACCCACCAGCTGTCTTGCTGGCTATTCTTGAATTGCTTTTGCATGGCTTGCTTTACCGGCAACCAGCCAACAATGTAATACTCAGGTGATCGCCCAACGACAAGCACTGCAACATCATCAACACGATCATTTGGATACACGATAAGAGATCCGTTTATGTAGCTAGTCCACTTGACTTCTATGCCTTTGCCTACATCAGCATTGCGCTTGCCATTCGAGACATTGACGTCATAGTCAAGGCCAAAGTACCGGGCAACAACCATTTCAGCGCCCAGAGACTCTGCGTATTCTGTGACTCGTTCATAATTGTTCAACTTTGCGTTATATCTTTGGACTCGACTTAGATCATCTAGCGAGAAAACGACCTGAGCCGCTCGATTGTGTATAGCCCATTCATCTGCGTCGGATATTTTCATTTTGATCATCATTGCTGGCACGCCAGACAAATCCAGAGAATGTTGTAATCATCACGACCGCCCATTTTGGGCGCATAGTGTTGGCCTTTATCGCACCATTCGATTGCCGGTGGAATAACCTCATCTCGCAGTTCTGATCCGTCTTTGTCGATACGCAAGCGCGCACCTGTTGTCAGGTTGATCATTTCAAAGTCGCCCATAACTACACCTGTGGCTTCCACTGGCCGTCTGAGCCAAGCATGAACCAACGTGGCGCACATTGCTTGGCTTTGGTTTTCTCAACGCACATGTAACCGCCCCAAGCCTTGCCATTCTTATCGCCAGCCCGCCAGATCATGTGACCATGTGAGCAGATTGGCGCAGCTGCTACTTGTACGCCGCCCAGCTGTGATTTGATCTGTTCGATTGCACTAGCTGCTGGCACTAGATCCTCGCTGATTGAGGTAGCCCAAAGATCGACGTCCTCGGCACTTTGCTTGACCATTTGTACGTCAATGTTTTCGGCCTGACGCATGTTCTCTTGTGTTGGCCTTGTGTCTGTACCTAAGACCAGCCCTGCGCAACGTCCGATTGCAGAAGTGACCGTATCCTCAACGAACCATTTTTTCATGTTGACGTTGTAGGTGGCTACATTGCCGAAAGCGTAGTCAATACCTGCTGGCTGCTCGTCCTCGTATTTTTTATATATGCGGCACTCAACCAAGATATAGCCCGACTTTATATCGACGTCAACGATCGACGTGTGGATTTTGCCCGTTGGATAGGTTGCCCAAAAGCGTTTAATTCGCTCAGCAACGCCTTCATAATTATCTAAGAAGCTCATGATTGCTCCTTGATTAGCTTGCCTAGTTTAATACCGGCGGCACGTCCTCGCATGTATCCATTGGCTTGACCAGCGTTAACGCCTAGCGTGTAGAAAAGAACTGTTGTTGCTAAGAAGCCCAACATGACCCAACCAATATCTATTGTGACTAACATAATTGCTCCCGTTCAGAGAGCTACTGTGCTTCGCTCCCTGATAACAGAATGAAGCAATAGTCTGACAAGGTCAAGGATTAGGCGTAGTTTTGGGCGTGTCGCTGCTCGGTTTATCCTTTAAGCCGTTGGACGCCAATACACCGCCCAAAGATCCAGTTAAGAAAATGGCTAGCGTTTTGAGTAAGTCGATAAAAGCTGCGTCATTGGGCGCTTGAGCCGATACTGGCTGAGTTACAAATATCAGCGCGTAGGTAATTCCAATCGTGACAATTAAGAATACGACCGAAAGAGTCATGCCAATAAACAAAATCAACCTGGCTTTTATATCCTCAGGCGATAAACGCTTTTGGTATCTAGGGCGATTTTGGCTGTGGCTTAACAATGTCTCCAAGTAAGTCCTCTGTGCAGACGCCTTGCGCTTCGCACCTTGGTCGTTGACATTCATCATTTTCCCAATTCTCAAATTCTTGGCATGGATAGCGCGTATAGCCCTGATAACCGCAAGACGACAACGCCAACAGAAGGCACACCGCCAGCGTTGCCGCTTGCAGTTTTCGGATCACTTGCGACCAAAAACCTGATCGTTAGGATTTAACCAGCGCATAAGTACCGGCACGACAGCTGCGACACCAGCTGACAGGATCGCCTTTGGATCTTGATTTCCTGACATGTAAACAGCAAGAGCTGCTGCGATAAATGATCGACCATAACTGGCCAGCATTGGCTTTAATTCGTTCATTTCTTTTTCTCCTTGACAGCCGTTTTCGGCAACTGTACTTCTGGAAATTCTCCAGCATATTCTGCGTACTTTGGACGACCAAAACCAACTATTTCTTTGCCTAAAAATCGCTGTTTAATCATGACCATTCCGCCATTGCGCTGATCGCCTGTGCCGCTGGTATTGCCTTCAATACATAAAACACTTTTAAGCCCAACCTTGACGACAATTCCAATATGGCTTATGCGATCAACGCCGTCATGTGGAAAGTCCATGAAGCAAAGATCGCCTAATTGTGACTTTTCTTTCCAACGGCCAAGTTCCTTCATCTTTTGAGCGCCAGCGGCAGTGCTGACCATGTTAGGAATTTTTACGCCAGCAGTGTGAAAGACCCAGTTGCAGAATGAACCGCACCAAGGCAAGCCGTCCGCCCCGGTAAATTTGCCGTACTTGGTTAGGTTATCGCCCTGCTCAATCGTGCCAACCTCTGCAAGTGCAGCTGCAATAACAGCTGCGGCTGTGCCTTGCGGATAAGTCATGAAAGCAGGAGCGCCGCTTCGTCGGCAGTTATGCCAAGCTTTGCCAGTAAAGCGGCTTTTTCCGCTGCCTTAGCGTCCTCAGCTTGAGTCTTTGCAGCATAAGCCGCTTGCTCTGCCTCGTATTGCTTAAACTCAGCAGCCGTCATTGGGCGCTCAATTTCCTCGCCTGTTTCAGCATTGACAAATTTTAAAATTGGATTAGCCATTAGTTTTGACCGTATATTTCTACTGAACCTGCTGACCAAGTGCCAATTACTGCTTTTATACTTATAGAGTTAATTGCAGCGATTGTTCCATGGTAAGCAGTGGAGTTTATTGTGGTTGCTTTTGCACTTGAATTAGTTATAGAATTGCAAAGACATAATATGGCTTTTTTTGTTGTTGCGTTTGCGTAATCTGGAATTGTAATTGACGCAAAATTGTCTTGTTGAGTGTTAATAATTTGATAACCTGATACATAAAATCCAGCAGTTGTATTATCAGCAAAAGTGCCGTCATTTGTGCCGTTTGATCGCCCACAAAGTTGTTGATAATTCGCGGCGGTATTATCGCCATTAACGCTCATTAAAACATCGGAATTGCTTGACGAATAGAAATCTTTAATTAAAATAATAAGATTTTTGTATGACCCACTTATGCTTGAAATTGTTGTTGTTGCGCCTGAAAGAGAAGTAGTTGAAAGCAAAGTTAAAGAGCCGCTTGTTGGCGTTGCCCAAGTTGGTACGCCGCCTGCAACTGTAAGAACCTGAGAAGTTGATCCAATACCTAGTCGCGTGTTTGTATTTGCTGTAGCTGATGAGTAAACAAGATCGCCTTCTGTCGTTCCGGGCTGCAAAGCCTTTAATCGTGTGTCAACGCCTTGCAAAGCCACGTCAAAATCTGCTGGCAAGTCAGTGACTAAATCTGTAGAAGTCGGCAAAACAAAGCCGTAATTTGTGGTCGGATTAGCCATTTATTTTCCTTTCAATCATGACACGATTGTCGCATATTCCCATGTCAAAGTTGGCGACACGCTAGCCCAAGTCTCGTTAATTGGCACGTCATTCCAACGCATAGCTTGCAATGAGTAAGCCAGCGGCGACATCAGCAGCGTCACTGATAGCTCGTTGTAGCTGGCGCGAAATGTCCAGCCTTCTACAAAGCCCTGAAAAGTACCGGAGGACATATTGAGAGGCAGATTGTTCAGAGCTATTGGCTGACCCATAAAGACGTTTATTAGGCTATCTCGATCGCCATTGTCTAGCTCTGGATTTGTCAGCGCATAAGTGATTTGGTCAAAAATCGGCTGTGGATTGGCTCGCAAAGTTAGATAAAAGGCTGCTTGATCCTCAGCGTCAGAAGTATGTTTAATCGTCGTCGTAATAATTTGCGCAAGATTGCCATAAGTTGCAATCGAGTCTGGATCTGTGTCGCTCACCTCGTTGCTGCTGTTTGTGTTGTATTTAATCGTGACGTCATTGCGGACGTCGCCAGCTCTGGTCTTGATCGTTATTCCTCGACCTAAAGCATGATTGGCTGTTAGATCGGTGTAACCGTTAGCTGCAAGATAAGTTGTTCTGTGAGTTGAGTCTGCGTAGCCAATTAAGCCATTTGCGTCCTCGTATAAATAGCCAAGGCCAGAAGTTGCCAAAGCAGCAACAAGGTCATAAATCACAATTCGTGATGATGAACGCTGTGCCAGCTCATAATTGCCCGGTCTATCTATATCGCCAAGGCCTACGTTGCCAGCTGTAGCCCAAGTCGTTGTCGGATCATAGGCAGCCCAAGTTTCGGCAGCTGGAACTTGCTGCCATTGCGCAAAAAGCACCTGAGACAAAATTGTGTAGATTTGATCGCCGTCAAAATCCTGTGTCAAGACTCCGTCTGTAAGAGCCTTTTGAAGCCTTGCCAAAGCGCCCAAGGCAGTAATTGTCACCAATTGCGTGTACGCGCTTGAGCCGACCTCTGAGACGCTCACAGCAATATCCACAATCGAGCCGCCAAAAATAGGCTGATAAACGGCGGCGGTGTCCTGAACTTCAACCGACAAGGTGTTGTTTATTTGATAGTCAATAGCAGCTTGATTTAAGACAATCAGCGTAATTGAGCAATAACCAGCTTGTGCTTGTTCATAGATATTTGTTCGCCCTGAGGTGATGTTGAGGCTGGCTAGAACTGAGTCAGTTACATCTACGCCAGCGATTTTGACTCGCCAAACTGGCGACCACTGCGTCAACCGCTTGCACCTAGCAGCGCACCTGCGCCGCCTGTACCGCGAAAGAATGAGTCATTCAGAACGTTGACGATTGTGCGCGCTGTGCCTTCTGCGTCGATCGCGCCATTTACTGTGACGTTTATGCCGCTGTTATTGCCGCCACTAGCTGCCTCAGCTCGTCTGATAGCTGCCGCTGGTGTCAAAGCTGTGCTAAATGGTGTCGCTGCCATAGCTGCGCCAGCTGCGGCCGCACTTACTCCGCCACCGCCAGTTGATGTTGAACCAGATCCGCCGGATACTGTTGGCACGCTAATTGTTGGCACGCTGCTAGTTGCTGACACGTTTGGCACTGAAACCGTTGGAATGTTTATAGTCGGCGCTGAAATTTGCGAAACATTAGGCAGGAATGGCACTGAGTTGTAAAGTCGAATAAGTGCGTTAATACC